GCCCGGTAAGGTCGGAAAAAGGTTTCCAAGTAGCAACTAAAAATACGTCTACAGGAGCTATTACTACTAGAATGAGTTCAGGTATGCCTGACTTAACTGGTTTATCAATCGCAGATGTAGCAACAGGATCTAGTTTAACACTAGCAGCTGATACTATTTCTGTAGTAGATTACACAGGTGCAGCTGCAGCAGCATGCACTTTACCTGCAGCAACAGCAGGCACAATTGTAATTTATTGTCAAGCAAAAGACACAACTGGCGGAACAGCTACATTAACTTTTGATGCAGCAGGTTCTGATGTTTGGGCAACTGGTTCAGTAATTGAATCAAGAGGTTCATCAGAAGTGACTTTTGATACTTCAGCAGCAGGTGAAACTCAATTAGTTTTCACACCAGCAAACGCAGCAACAAACTTGTTGACTACTGGTGGACAAATTGCTTTCATTTGTTATGAAGATGCTACGTGGCACATTGCAACAAAACTATCAGCTGAGACTACTCAGACAACTGGTGTTTTTGCATTTGCATCGTAATAAATAAATTAACTCGGAGCGCCTGGTGATGCAGGCGCTCTTTAAAAGGAGGAAAACATGGCAGACACAGTATTAAATACAACTGTATTTGACGGAACAAAAAAACTTATTACTCACTACAATGTGGTTTCTGATAACTCTGGAAGCACAACTAAAATAGTTGATGTTTCTGCATTATCTACAAACCCTGCAACAGGAGCAGCTTGTTCAAGAGTTAGACTTATAAAAGTAAGTTTTAACGTTTCTGTAACAGCACCAGTTGATGCAATTAGAATGCAATGGGATGCGGACACAGATGTAGTATTTCAAACTTTAGCAGGCGAAATGGAGTATGACTATTCATCTTTTGGTGGATTGCAAAATACCGATGCAACTGGAGTGACGGGTGATGTAAACGTAGTTTTACCAGCTTGTACGGACGGAGATTCAGGCACAATTGTTTGTGAATGGTTAAAAATATATTAGGGGATTAAATGGCGAATACTACCTCTGGAACAACAACGTTCGATAAAACTTTTTCTATTGATGAAATAATAGAAGAATCTTTTGAACGTATTGGATTAAATTCTGTGGCTGGCTATCAAATGAAGTCAGCCCGAAGATCTCTTAATGTTCTTTTTCAAGAATGGGGAAACAGAGGTATTCACTATTGGGAAATAGATGAACTTGATTTAGATTTAATACAAGGCCAAGCTGAGTATGATTTTTTTAGAGCTAGCGGTGATGGCACAAGTGCTACTTCAACACCAAATGGTGTATATGGAATATCCGATGTTCTTGAAGCACAGTTAAGATCCAATAGAACTCAAACAACACAATCTGATTCACCTATGACAAAGGTAGATAGATCTACTTATGCAGGTTTTTCAAACAAATTATCTCAAGGTACACCTAATCAATATTGGGTAGAGAGATTTATTGATAAAGTTAGAGTGCATGTTTATCCAACACCTGACTCTACAAATGCATCTAAAGATATGCATTTCTATTACATAAAAAGAATACAAGATGTTGGTGATTACACAAATGCAACAGATGTTCCATTTAGATTTGTGCCTTGTATGGTATCAGGATTAGCATTTTATTTAGCTCAAAAATATCAACCACAGTTAGTTCAACAAATGAAACTGTATTATGAAGATGAACTAGCTAGAGCACTAGCGGAGGATGGATCAGCTTCAAGCACATACATTACGCCTAAAGCTTATTATCCAGGAACATAATGTCAGTATTTAAAGCAGTAGGACTTGCACCCAAAATTAAATTAAAACTTTTAGAATATTTAAACGATGCTAAAAGCAGTTTAGGAAAATTTAAACCAGATTTAAATAATAAATCTTCTAGACAAAGTTTAAAGTTTAGTGAAGAAGGTAAAAGTGAAGCTCAGTCCTATGTTGAACAAGGATATGATTTAAAAATACCAGAAAACATAGATAGAAGTTTGGGGTCCATATCTTCTGAAATTCAAAAAGGAAATAAAAATACTGCCATGCAAGAAATTGAAGAATTAATGAGAGACCTAGGAGATAATTAATGGCAAAGTACGCAACAGGTAAACACGCAAAAGCAATATCAGATAGATCTGGTGTGGAGTTTCCATATAGAGAAATGGTCAGAGAGTGGAACGGATCTTTCGTACATGTATCTGAGTTTGAACCAAAGCAACCACAATTAGAACCAAAACCAATTTCTGCAGATGGTATTGCATTACGGAATGTTAGAAGCGATAGAACAGAAAATGCTGTTCCTTATTCTTTACCAGAAAATGCGTTTGAAACTCTTTCATCAGGTTCAGGAATTATAAACGTAACAGCACCTGGTCATGGTTTAACAAATAGCACAACATATAGATTTAGAGGTCCATCAGCATTAGTTACTGGTGGTGGAGGAACATTTCAATACAACAATCCAGCAGATTTTGATGGTATATTAGGTTCTAATGTAGCTAAAGCCGCTGGATATGCAATAACAACAGGTATATACAGAGATGGTGCAAGAGTTAGCACAGATTATGCTGTTGCTAATTTTTTCTTTTTTACAGTTGATACAAATACTGCTACAATTGGTGGAGTAAAAGGAGGAGGGATTGGTTGTTCAGTAGGACCAGTTACACTAAGCTCATGATTAAAAAAATTAAAAATTTTATTTGTAAATTATTAGGTATTAAACAATGTGCATGTTCAGAGGATATGGATCCACATGAAGAATTAATGTTACATGTGCCAGAACCAGAAATACCTTTATATAATCATAAATTAGAAAAAATAAATAAAAAACATAAAAAGGATTCTAAATAATGGCTGGATTAAGTGCATCAGGATTAAAAACTCAAATAAGAAGTTATACCGAAACAGACTCAAATGTTTTGTCTGATACTGTTTTAGAAAATATTATTTTAAATGCACAGTATAGAATATTTAGAGATATTCCTATAGATGCAGATAGAAAACAACAAACAGGTAATTTAGTTGCTGGACAAGAAACTATTAATGCTCCAGCAGGAGCAGTGTTTATTAGAGGAATACAGGTTTATGATTCTACTTCAGCAACAACAGCCGATAATGTTTGGTTAGAAAAAAAAGACATTACATATTTACAAGAATATGTTTCATCAACTGCATCTGCTAAAAGAGGTCAACCTAAGTATTATGCTATGTTTGGTGGTGGAACGGGGGAGTCAGATACTACATCTGGCAGAATGATGTTTGCTCCTGTACCTGATACAACATACAAATTTAGAGTTCATTACAATGCGGCTCCTGCGTTATTAGAGAACAATGATACCAATTATATCAGTCTTAACTTTCCAAATGGCCTATTATATTGTTGTCTATCAGAAGTATATGGGTTTTTAAAAGGCCCGATAGATATGTTGACATTATATGAAAATAAATATAAACAAGAAGTACAAAAGTTTGCTAACGAGCAAGTTGGTAGAAGACGAAGAGATGACTACACTGATGGCGCTGTTCGTATACCAATAACCTCAGCAAACCCGTAGGAGATTAAATTATGGCAATAACATCGGCAATATGTAATAGTTTTAAACAAGAAATTTTAGTCGGCACACACAATTTTACAGCAACAAGTGGTAACACTTTTAAAATAGCTTTATTTACAAGTGATGCATCTTTAGGTGCAAGCACAACAGCTTATTCAACTTCAAACGAAATTACAAATTCATCAGGAACTGCATACACAGCAGGTGGTGCAACATTAACAAGTGTTACTCCAACTCTAGATTCATCAACTGCAGTTTGTGATTTTTCAGATGTTAGTTATACTTCAGCATCTTTCACTGCAAATGGTGCATTAATATACAACGATACTCAATCAGATAAAGCCGTAGCTGTTATAGCTTTTGGTGGAGACAAAACAGTTTCTTCCGGAACTTTTACAATTCAATTTCCTGCAGCAGACGCATCTAACGCAATAATCCGTATAGCATAAGGAGGAGCTCCTTATGGCTAATTCTTGGAACGAGTCAGGCACAACCTGGAGCACCGGACGTTGGGGAACAACTGACGCTATAACAAGTGGTTGGGGTGCTGACGCTTGGAACACTGGTGGTTCATGGGGCCAGGCTACTGATGAATTAGTTTTATTAACTGGTGTATCTGCAACTTTTTCTATAGGTGAAGTAGTATCGGGATCAAACACAGGCTGGGGTCGTGACTTCTGGGGTGAAGAACCTTGGGGCGAAAGTTTTGATCCAGTCATTACGCTTTCGGGGTTATCAGCGACTATTTCATTAGGTGATTCAGAAGAATTTAATGAAAGAGGTTGGGGAAGATTAAGTTGGAACCAAGCTGATTGGAATGAAGGTGCAGATGAAACTGTATCTGTTTCAGGTATTGAAGCAACAGCTTCACCAGGATCTATAACTATGGGTGTTACATATCTATTAGAAATGATAGGTGCTAACCACTCAATGACAACAAGTGTTGGTAGTCTTGATATTGATGCTGAATTAGGTGTGCCTGTAACAGGAGTATCTGCAGAATTTGCAACACCAACTATGAGTTATGTTGGTCATACTGTTGGTTGGGGTAGAAATGAATGGGGAGAAGACAGTTGGGGAGAAAGTCCAGATGAAGTCATTACCTTAGTTGGTAGAAGTATAGAAACTAGTATTTCAGCAGCTAACAGTTGGGGAGATAGTACATGGGATGCTAATTACGTTTGGGGTGGAACACCTGATGTAACTATAGAAACAGCGTATGATTTATCTGGTCAAGCAGCAACAACAGGAGTTGGATCTTTTAGTTTTGTAATTAGTCCAACAATTGGTCTTGATGGACAATCATCAACAGTATCTTTAGGAACTATGGGTGTTGCTTTTGGTGTAAGCACTGAACCAATAGCAGGTAGAGCAGCAACAACATCTTTAGGTACTTTAGGATTAGAATTTGGTCCAGGTGAAATTACCGGTGTTTCAGCAACAACATCTGTTGGATCAATGACAACATCAGATGCTCAAATATTAGACTTAACAGGAGTATCATCAACTTTTGCTATAGGATCTATATTACCTGCAGATGTAGTAGGTTTAACAGGTATTGCAGGAACATTTTCTGTAGGTGCTATATCACCAGTAGATGTTGTACAAGGTTTAACAACAAGTCAAATAACATCAAGCACAGGATTATTAGGAATAGAGGCTTATGCAAATATTGACACGGGTTCAAATACGAGCTATAGTAACGTATCAACAGGATCAAATAGTAGTTATTCTTCTGTTGCAACAGGATCAAATACAAGTTATAGTGACGTCGCATAGGAGATAAAATATGGCATCAACATATACGGGACTAGGAGTAGAACTTCAAGCAACTGGTGAAAACGCCGGAACATGGGGAACTAAAACTAATACAAATTTACAACTTATAG